CAGCGCGCTGTGAATCTTGGATTCGGACATGTTCAGACCTTGTTCTTGCGGGCCTCTCGGGCCAGGTTGCGCTGTATGCGGTCGACGTTACGCTTCACCATCCCCTCCGGCGCCTGCTGCGAGCCGCCGTCTTCGATGAACTCGGCGTACGGCATAGAGTTGGTCAGGTATGTCTCTTGCCCTGCGCCTTCGGGAGTATTTGCGGCCACCTCGGCCATCGCAGCGCGGCCAGTCGGATCGACGCGGCCATTCTCGCCTGATGCAGGCTTGCCGACAGTGGTTTGCCAGTCACCTCTGAGGCGGCCATCCCTCACGGGAGTGTCAAGGATGATGCCGTTGAACAGCGCCAGGGTGATGCCGCGAACGATCTGGTCTTCAGCGGCGCCAGTCTTCTTCGTGAAGCGGCGCACGTCATCAGAAAACCCCATCACCGCCTCCCCTGTAGCTCGTACACCAGTGGCGTACCGGCCGGGTTGATCTCTTTGATGTTAACGATCGTCCAGGTTGCGCCGTCTGCTAGCACTGTAGTGGTTAGCGTCGGCGGCGTGAGGCCTTGGGCTGCCACAAGGATCTTCTTGTCGCCCTGCTTGATGACTGTGCCCTCGGCGTAGCTCATGCCGGCCTGCTGCAGCGCGTAGTCCTGCAGGATGGCCTGTGCAGGCTGGTCGACCTCGACATCAGGCGTCTGCGAGCCAGTCACCGGGTCGTACTCGCCCGGCACCGTGTCGCGCAGGGTGATGGTCTGGCCGAATCGTTCTATCAACCGCAGAGCGGTCGAGGCCATGCGGTCGTAGAACTGAGACATGTCACGCCCTCACGGCAAATAGGCCACGCTTGACCAGATAATCAGCGAACTGTGTCCGGCTTGGGCGATCCGGCGCAGCTGGCAGCAGGTAGCCCGACTTGTTCTCGGCGTACTGCACGTCGACGGCGCCCTCTACCCGCTCACGGATCACTGCGCCTTGGCGCTGGCCTGGCGGGTCGATGTCATCCGCGTGAATCTCGGCAGCCAGGGCCATCTGGCCGTACTGGATGCGCGCCGGGATGTAGGTCGACGGCAGTACCTCGCCGTCAAGCTCGACATCAGCACGAGGCCACGCCAGAGCCTGCGCAGCGCTCGCCTTGCGGCCTTTCCAGCCCATGACCTGCATCTGCATTGCGGCGCGGCGGAGCAGCGATTCCTGAGCCTGCTCGGTGCCAGGAACAGCCACCCCGTAGTTCGCGGCATAGCTGACCAGCTCGGCGGCCGTGGCGTAGCTTTCGGCGTCGTCCTTCCCGGTTCCGTCTTCGATGATCAGCGTCATGCGTTATTCCTTGGCCCGGGCTCGCCGCGGCTTGGTCGGTTCTTTTGGCTTCGCCTCGCCTTGCTGCGCGGCCTTGCCTGAAATCTGTTCGTTGTACATGCGCTGCAATCGCAGCTGTTCAGCAATTGTCATTGCGCCTCCAAGATGGCCCCCATTGCTGGGGGCCGATCCGTTTAGCCGTTGGTCACGAGGAAGGCCAGCGGGATGTTCTTGCGATCAACCACGCGGTCCCACACAGCCGCAGTCGCCAGCTCGGCCAGCGAGAACGACTCGGCAGCCGGGGTGCTGGTGTTCTGGAAGCCGAACGGGTGGCAGATCCAGGTCTTGCGGGTCCACAGGGTTTCGATGCCGCCACCGTTACCCTGGGTCGCCTGACGCTCAACCTCGACCGGAACCTTGGGCTGGCCATTGCCGAAGCCGAAGGCGCCTTGACCGAACAGAACGCTAGTGTAGCGCGCCGCTGCGTCGACACCCGCGCCACCAGCTGCCGGAGTGTAGGTCATGCTGTCGTCGACGATCACGCGCTTACCGAGGAAGGTCGGCACGGTCATGTTTCCGGCGCTGTCCTTGATGAAGTCGATGTCGTCGTTGTCGATCATGCGCTTGTACACGACCGAGTGAACCGCGATCGCCTGGATGCCATCGACCGCATCGCCCATGGTAAAGGCGGCGCTGGTGAAGTTCTGGCGGGTGAAGATGGTGCTCGCGGTCACGTCGGCGTTGGTTGCGCCTGCGATGTCGAAAACCATGTCACCGCCATCGTTGGCGACGTTGTCAGCCAGCACGCCGTTCACGCTGGCGAGCAGGCGGCGCTGCCACTGGCGGGTCCAGTAGGTGTCGATGCGGGCGCGGATCTGATCCATGGCTTTCGGGCCGAGAACCAGCTCGGAAGCCAGGTCGGACTCGGAAAGACCCTTGTTCAGGAAGGCCTTGCGGCTGATCTGCTCGCCCTGAACGATCTTGTCCGGGGTAGCAACCGAGGCCGGGTTGTCGTTGGACAGGTTCGGCGCGACGGTCTGATCGATATCCTTCCAGAACGGCAGCTCGGCAGTCTTACCGGCCGCAGTGGCCAGGCCATTGAGCAGCGGGCTCGAGGTGACGATGCCGGACTCGTAGAAGGCGGTCTTCTCCGGGCTGTTCACAGCCGGGAGGTCTTGAAAAACGGTGACATCGATGATGTCGGAAAGGCGAACGGTGGCCATTGGGGCTATTCTCCGTGGTATTCAGTCTTGAGGCGGTCGTACAGGGCCGGATCGCTCTTGCGAATGGCCGACAGTTCTGCGCCGGTGTATTCATCGAACTTCTTAGCGGCCCCGCCGCCAGGTTTCGCACCGCTAGCCCCGCTACCGGATGCTTTGCTGCCGACGATCAGCGGCGCAAAGGCCGGATCGTTGACAAATTCTGCTTTCAGTTCTTCCAGGGTTGGCGCGCTTGGCTTGCCGTTGGCGTCTAGGACGACCACAGTCGGCTTACCATCGCGGATATCCATGCTCAGGCGCGCTTGAAGGTGAGGCAGGAGGGCTTTCGCGCTGCCCTGCACAGCCAGCTCGGCGGAAAGGTCAGTAGCGGCACGACCAACAGTCAGCTCCTTGATCTGGCTTGCCAGGCTCTCGCGCTCAGACAGAAGCTCTTGCTCGCGCTTGGTCAGTTTCTCCCGCCAGCTGTTTTCCAGCGCCTCAACGTCGCCAGCCTTGCGGGCGCGCTCTTCCTCGGCCTTCTTGGCTGCTTCCTCGGCCTCACGGGCTTTCGCCTTCGCTGCCTTGGATTCGCCCAGTAGCTCTTCGAGCTTTGCCTTCAGGCCCGACACGTCCTCGCCCTGCGGGATGCCTTGGACCTTGAGCTGGTACTTGCCGCCCTTCTCTTCATAAAAGCCGTGCAGGCCTTCATCCAGCCCTTCCAGGCTGTCGCGTTCAAAATCGAGCATGGTGTCTCCCGGAGACTAGGTTTGCCGGCCCTGCCGGCTAGATGCCTGCCCTGCGGAAAGCCTCGGGCTCAAGAGCCTTCATCTGTTCCAAGGTCAGTGGTTTAAATTGCCGATCCAACTGCAGCTCAGCGAAGCGCTCAGCGCTCAGCCCGCCGTCGCGGAACAGCTTTGCGCGCTCAGGACCGAGCGCGATGTTCTGGAACTCTTGCGGCTGGCCCTTAAGCCAGCTGTAGTAGGTCTGCTCGGCGTCAACGTAACCGTCCTTGCTGGCCCGTGTGGCGCCTTCGTCGAGGAAGGCATAGCGGGCGTCCAGCTCGGCGGCGGTCGTGCTGCGGCAGCGGATGTGCGCAGGCGGAACCGGCCCCTTGCCCATCTTGAACACACGGCCATCTAGCGACTTGCACTGTGCGGACGTGCGACCGTCGAGGGTGGAAACCCAGCGGTAGCCGGTCACCACGTCACTGTTCGTCTTCCACGTCTCCATGCGCGCCACGCTGGCGACGTGCTGGATACCGGTTCTAACCACGGCTTCGGCATTGCGCCGGGTGATCGCTAACAGGCCGTCGCTGTACTTGAGCGCCTTGGTGCCGCGGATGCGGTTTATCAGCTGCTGATTGGTCTCGCCCTGGGCGTAGCCCATGCGAATCGCACCAGTCACCCGGTTTCGCTCGGCCTGCGTCCAGTCAGCGATGAACGACTCCAGCAACTTGCCGCCATCAGGCCCGGTGACACTGAGCGGCTGAGCCTTTACGGCGGCCTGTATCGCTTTCACGGTCGGAGCCGCTGCGGTGATATTGACCAGCACCTGATCAAGCGACCTGGCTTCAAACTCGGCCTCGTAGGCGCCGATGTCGAACAGGTCCAGCAGTAGCTGAGCCGTGAACTCGCCGTGAATCTTGGCAAGCATCGCATCAATGGACTTCAGCATCTGCTCAAGACGCGCACGACTGTAGTCGGTCAGCGTGTCGCGGCTCAGCCTGTCGCGTAGATCCTTGTCGATGCGCCGAAGGAAGGGATCGATCTTCTCGACC